CCTGTGGTTAAAGTTGTATTATGGTTTAATCCATATCTAAATCCGTTTCTTCCCATGTTGCTAAAAGCTAAAGATGTCGTAGTACCAGAACCACCAATTAACGCAATAAAAGTAGTAGCATTGTGAGTAAGTGTTGGAGCTACTCGCATGGTTCTTCTTAATTGTGGGGTTGGTTGAACTGCTGTTGTTGTCGCAGCTTCAGCAGTTGGGTTTAAACTTGTATCTCCTGTTCCATTTATAAAATATCTATGGCATCTAAGTAAATTATCATCAAACATTTCGTGTTGAAATGATGGAATTGTGCTTGATGTAAACTCACCTACTTCAAGCTGAACGCCTGTAATAAACAAACTTCTTGATGTGCTTGCAAAGAATGAACCATTACTACTTGATGTAGAGTTTGCGTTTGATTGACTTGCCCAAGTTGTAGGAGCAGTGCCACTGTTGTAAGTAGAACCAGCATGTAGCCAAAATCTAATTCTTAAACTTTCGCCAGTATCGTTATTAAATTTACCTGTTGTATCTGCTGGTATATTAATAACATGCCTTGTCCAGCTTGTTGCTGTAGTAAATGTTGAGGTGCAATGCCTACTATTATCATGGTCTCTAAATTCTATACCATAGGTTACTGCAGCATCTGCTTTTGCGTAAAAAGCAAAAGTATAAGATTTGGCAGATGAAAAACCTTTCTCAAAAAGCTGAACATCTTGTCCTTCAAAACGATAATCAATACTTAAAAATTCACCTGCTGCAATAGAAGTATCTGCTGTTGTACAGTCTAATTCTAACGCATGACTAAAACCTGCCAAATCTGTAATATCAGTTTGTTTTGAAGTAAACCTACCAGCTCCTGCTCCAACTGAATGTCTAAATCTATCCACTGTAACATAGCCTTCATCACCATCTCCCAAACCTGTTTCTTCAACTGACCTTTGAGCTACCTGCATATCACCATTAATAATAAGTGGTCTTACATTAGGTCTTAAAGGGGTAGGTATAGCATCGGTTGCTAGTTTTGCTAATGTAACTTGTGCATCTCCAATGTGTGCTGTATCTATAGAACCATCAGTATAATGCTCTGAGTTTATTGCATCATCTGCAATCAAAGCAGAGGTAATAGCATCATCTGCAATTTTTGCTGTAGTGATTGCGTCATCTGCTATAGTCAAGGCTCCACTATCAGCAAGAGTTGCATCGCCTGATATTACGTTGTCAATGTATTTGCTTGTGCCTGTATCGTATAACAAGATAGAACCATCAGCAGGTGAGGTAATATTGGTATCACTCAATCCTGCTAAAGTAGAACCAGTTACATCATCAAATGAACTACCATTGTAAACTTTTAATATATTCGAACTGGTGTTAAATACCAAATCTCCTGCATCATTGTCTGAGCTTGGGTCAGATGAAGCTACACGATATCTTTCTGCAAAACTATTAACACCAGATATGTTAGAAGCAACAGTATTTACATTCGATATTGAACCTGCAACAGATGCAATATTAGTTACTACGCCTGATGCTCCAAGCGTTGCCATATTAGTTACATTGTCTGACGTTGCTAATATGTTTAAATCTGCAACTATTGCAGATGTTGCGAGTGTGTTTAAATCAGAAACAATATCTGAGGTAGCCAATGTATTAATATCAGAAACGATGTCTGATGTTGCCAACAATGCTAGATCAGCCACTACATCAGCCGTTCCTAATATATTAAGGTCAGTAACAATCGCACTGGTTGCTAATGTATTTAAGTCAGCTACAAAATCAGAGGTAATTAAACTTGCTTTGGCTGCCACACTTGATACTTCGCTAGATATTCCTGCCACAGTGCTAACATTAGATGATATTCCTGCTACAGTGGTAACATTGCTAGATATCCCAGCAACGGTAGTTATATCTCCTGTAATGCCTGCTAACGTAGATAAGCTAGTTGCTGTTATAGACACCGCAGGATTACCGTCTGAATCAAACTCAAGTATTTTACTCGCTCTAGTTGCTTTGGCAGGTATGGTCATATCAGTGGTTCCTGATATACCTTCGGTTACTGGAGCTTTTAGATTACGACTGTTTTCCTCTGATAACTGCTGTGCAAATATTACCAGAGAATCTAAATCTGTGTTCAAGGCAGATGCTGTCAGTGACCCTGATGTTACAAAGTCTGTGGTACGAGCTAATGCCCTTGCCCCGACTAGGGTTATGGTATCATCACTTGATGCTGCACTAGATAAGGTAACACTACCTTGTCCAGTTGATGATGATAATGTAACCGAGTAATCACTGGTTTCAGTGAGTTTAGTTGCGTTTTTGTAAACGGCTATGTCACTGGTTGCTAACAGAGCAAAGGTAAATGCGTAAGGTCCTGTACCTGCACTTCCTGTGTAGACCGCACGTCTAGTTACTGCTGCTATACTATAATCTGCCATAATTTATTCCTCATTCAAATTATATATCATATTTATTGCTTTTTAAAATTTTCAATCATCTCATTTAATTTGTCTAAATCTGTGCCAAATTCAGCTTTATTCCTAATTTTATTTGGTAAAACTTCGTCAGTAAATAATTTAGGGTATTTTTTATAAAGCTCTGTTTTAGCAAATTGACGGTATTTTTGAATTACACCTTTAATGTAACCAACCTTACCTTTGCTTTCTGATATATATCCTTTTTTAGGATCAATAAGATTAAAATAATATCTTGACTCTATATCTTTCTTCAGCCTTTGTTGTAAAGTCATACCATTAACTTTTATTTTACCAACTAACTCTTGATACTCATCCCACATACTTCTTTTGTTAGTGCCACCAAAATCTGCTCCACGAAATTTTTTTAAATTAACATTCCCATCCATGTGGTCTGGCACATTTATATTAAATCTTAATCTTTTTAATTCTTTTAACAAAGGATCCCCTAAGTTTTCTGCATCAACATAATTAAATGCAGGCATTGGAAAGTCTGCTGCATAATTTCTAGGCTCACCAAAAATAGGATCTCTAGCAAGGTCAATGCTATCTTCAAACATGCCAAAAGCATTTCTTTTAATGTGGTCTGTAAACTCATTCATTTGTTGATATTGTTTGTCATCGCCTAAAATTTCGTTATACAAACGGTAAAAAGGTATTAATGAACCTGCTTGTCTACCTATATAAGTGCTAATTTTTCTTTCACTTTCTAAAGCATCACCTAGATTTTTTAAACCTGTTAAAGTAGGCATATCTAAAAATGCACCTGCTGTTGCTAATGCCATAGCGGCAAATAATTCAGTAGTTGACTTTTTATCGCCATATTTATAAACATCCATCATATTACCAACAATACCAATGTATCTTGCATAAGGATCAAGTCTACGTAAATTAATTCTTTTATCACCAATTAAAACACTATGTCTTGGAACACCAACAGTTCTTTCTAACACCAAGGCTTCTCCTCTTGATGCAGGTCCTTTACCTTCAATAAGATTAGACATGCCCCACATCATTGCAGTTGACCACATAAAAATACCTGTGTTTAACGCAGCGTGAGCTTGTCTTGCTTCTGCACCTCCTGCTGCTAATTTAGCTCCAAATTTTTCACTGGTAAGTTGCAACCCAGGTGTGCGTTCAATAACATAAGAAATTAAGTTAGCAGGAGTTCGTACAAAAGGCACAACAAAATCTAGTAAGTTTGAGTCGTAAACAATTTTACCTGCTTTGTTTTCAAACTGTGTTCTTTTTAAATCTTGTAGCCCACGACTACTCCACATTGCTATATCACCACCAATAATAGACTTACCTTTATATTGATATGGATCATCTTGAAATACACCTCTGCGTGCTTCTTCTATAGCTTTTCTAGCGATATCATTTCCACTGTCATTACCTGTCGCAGCTTGATAAAGTTGTGCATCAATCGCATCTTGTAATTCTTTTTCGATCTCAATATTTAATTGTTTTAATTGTTTACCATTTAATTTACTAGCATCAATTTTTTTATCTTTCAAAACTTTATCAGTTGCTAATGAACGAGCATAACTTCTAAACGATAATTGTTTAACAAATTCGTCAGTACCAATAATACCTCTACGACCAATAAATCTTATGCCATTACCTATAACATTTATTAATCCTCCTACAGGACCGTATTTTTGTGTACCGTCTTGATACCAGTTAGCAAATGGCATTTTACCTTTCTGGTATATAGGTGATTCTCTTGTTCCAATAATAACTTCATCCGCAGCATAATCATCTCTAAGCCAACGATTATCAATCACATTTTTTGACTCATTAATTGATCTTAGGGCTTCTTGTGTTGCTACTTTTAAATTATGAAATAAGTCTGTAAATTCGTTAGTTGCTTTGATGCGGTCAATTTTGCTGCCGTTTAATACACCACCAATATATCTCATTGCAGTACGGTCTACGACATGAGCTAACGATCCAAAGACATTAGCAGAAATCGTTAATGTGCCACCTAAAATATTATGAATAAATAATTCTTTAGCACCATCGACAGTAATTTTTGCTCCCTTACCAACTTTTTTTAATAAACCCTCTGTTTTTATTAAATATTGTTTTTTCTGTTCTAAATTATCAAAGTCATTTAATTTATCCATCCACTCACCTTGAGCGTTCATATCTTCAAACGCATCATCAAATTTGCCTTGATGAAACTGACTTCTTAACTGTAATGATCTACCTGCCTTAGAAGATAATTCTCTATCTAATAGTAAAAAAGCTGTTTCTCTATCTTCTAAGACTTTTAATGGAATATTATTGTTAGGAAATTTTTTAGCATTATATACATCTCTGGTAGCTTGTTTTGCTAAAGTATTAACAAATATATCATGAGCTTCAGAATATTTACCTTTAGCTGCTAAACCTTTTTGTGTTTCAAAAACTTTTAAAATACTGTCATAATCTGTAATATCATCAATACCCAATGAATCAATATATTTATTGACATCATCTAAACTTTTAGTCATATCTTTTGGTTTTATACCTAATGCAATAATGCCATCTTCACCTAGATATCTTTTTGATTCTTCACTAAAGTTATCTTTAAATGTTTTGTAAGCATCTTGTCTTGCTTTTCTTAATTCTGCACCTGACAGACCTTCAGACTTTCGTCTTAATGTAATTTTTAGTTGTTCTTCAACTAAGTTTTGCATCCTTTTTCTTGATTCTTCAGACAATCCTTTTTCTATTTGTTCTTTAGTTTCTTTAGGCACTCCTGTTTTTTTTATTTTTTCCATAGCTTTTTTACTTGTTAAGCTATTTTTTATTCCTATAGCACCACCAGTCACACCACCAATAGCAGAACCAACGCCTGCACCAATGCCTAATGATAATAAAAATCTTTCTCTGTCAAATTCATCAAGATTACCAAGTTGCATCTCTACATTTTGTCTAGCAACATCATCTAAGCCTGAATAAGCAGCACCATTGATAGCACCTTGTATTAATCCTGATGTGGTATAGGCTTTAATTTTTTCTTTTACTGCTGCTTTAGCTGCTGATTTTGCAGCAGCACTTGCTGCAAGTCCTGTACCAAAGCTAAGACCACTAAGATAAGTTGTATAATCTTTTAAAATAGCTTGCCCGATATCTACATAACCACCCATCCCATCGTCTTTCTCATATCTTTCCCAAACATTCCACATGTGAGCTAAGGCTTGTTTATCATTTTCATTGTAGGTGGTTGTTGCTACAGCGAGATAACCAAGCTGAGATAAATTGTAGTTGTAGTCACGCATGTATTGTTTGTACTCATCAACTAATTCTTCAGTGCTTCCCTCAAATTCTTTGTTCTTAGTTAATTGATAATGTCTTTTAAAAGACTCGTGTAATCCTGTATCTTTTAAAAGATTTTGTGTAGTCAGTTCAGAATCATATTGTTCTTGCAATAATCCTGAATTTCTAAATTTTTGTACCAATGAATTAATTTCAGGTACAGTTAATTCTTTGTTAGCCTGGTAATTACCAAAGCCTTCAATGTAATATAAATTATTTCCTTTGTTAGTAACTTGTGTCATTCGTCTGGCACCTCTACTGTTTGACCTTCTTTAACTCTTTGTCTTGTTTGAAACAGCTCATTAGTTTGAGAATCTAATATATCAAAAAATTGTTGTCCTGCTATTAATCTATCTGCTCTTTCTTGTTGAGATTCTGCTGAAAAATACATCTTAAAAAAGTCATCAGCAACATATCCACTTAAATGTAAAAACTGTCCATGAAATGACATTGCTGTTGTTATTTTATCTTTAGTGTTATTATCTAATGATTCAAAACGAATATCAGACAAAGTTAAATCTTGATTACCTGTTGCTTGTATTCTTTTCTCTAAGGCTTTTTCTAAGATAGGGGTAAAATTAGTTATTACTATTTTTGCAAATTCATCATTTCTCAAAGATATATTTTCTCTTGACATAAAATTTTGAATATAGCCTAAGTCTTGTGTCAATACATGAGAAATATAAAAGTTTTCACTGCCTTGATAAGCTGTTAATTGTTCTTCAGTTTCAACACCAAATATATTGGTAATTTTTAATCTTGACTTTAATCTATCTCTAAAAGGTTTATAATCTGCATCTTTTGAAACATCGGTATAAGCAACAATAAAGTTGGTTAATTCTTTTTCATCTTTAGAGCTTAATATATTTTCTTCTAAATATTTCTGCCCTACCTCAATAATGCTTTGTTGTGTACTTATACTTTCTTCTCTAAGCATTTTTTTAATATCACTTATTGATTCAACAGTTTTGTCTGGTATTTCTGTCGTTATACTTTTTTCAATATCATCAATCGCTATTTCCATTTTACCATCAGATAGCTTTAGTTCATTTCGTTGTAAAAAATTATTTATATATTGCTCAATACCTGATCTTGTTTGTAATTCAGGATTGGTATCTAAATTTTTTAAAATTTCATCTTTAGCAAATCCTATCGTAACAATATCCATTTTCGCTGTATTTTCTAAATAGTTTGTATTTAGAGTATTTATTTGACTTATTGCTGATCTTTCTAAATCATTCCATTCTTCATAATCTGTAATTTTTTTATTACCGTATGTCATGTTTTCCAATACTTGTAATTTTAAAAAACCAGCTTCACCTTCACTAGCAGCAATTATGCCTTCTGTTAATATGGCTAATCCTTTTTCAGGCTCATTTATATATACCATATTAATATCATTAACCAATGTTTGTATTTTAGCTTGATTAGGATTATTTAAATCAGGAACATCAGTAAAATATTTTTTCATTTGGTCAGATGTTAATTTTTGTAATGCTTTATCTCTTGCATTTTTTATTTGTTGAATAATTTTTTCACTGTCCGCACCCATTGTTTTGTCAGCACGGTCAATTAAATTATTATAATGATTAACAACACCTTGCATGCCTGCTACATCATAAATTTTATCAGCAGCTTCATTTGCAATGTTTAAATCTTCAGTAAAAACATTAGTTCTTTGTTCTCTATCTAATTGTAATCTGGTGTTTAAATTTCTGTTGGCTTGTGCGTTACCATATACTTTCATATTACTCATAAAAGTATCGTAAGTAGATTTGTTATTAACAAACATACTAGCGTAATTATCAATAATATTTTTAGCTGCTTCATCTGCTTCAGCTAAAGTCATGCCTTTGCCATCGTTAGCATTATAAAAATCTTCATTAAAAAGTTTATGTAATCTTTGTTTGGTTTTGTTTTCTGCTTGACCTCTTATTTCTGCACTTATGTATTCATTCGCAGTTAGTTCTGCAATATTCATACTGTTTGGATTAAAAGGTAGTTTCTGTTCCCTTTTTTCTATCATGCCATTTATTTCTTCGGCAGATGGTTGATTCATTAAAGAATATTCAAAACCAGATTGCACAGCTTCTTTTGCTGCTTTCTCCTCTAAAAACTTTTGCATCTTAGAAATTGAATCTAATGTGCCTTGATAACCAGCAACTGCTGTTGAAACTGCACTACGATCCATAGCACCCATAGTTAGTTTTGGTAATGCTATTCCTGTTGCTTTTGTTCCTTTATATTGTCCAATCATTTTTGCCATTTATACTAATCTATTGGTTTGTACTTTTGATAATTTAAATAACCTTGTGCTAAGTAACCGCCTGCTTGCAGTGTTGATAAATTTTTAACATTGACCGCAGCTTGTTCTTTGCTAGCTATTTCATTTCTAGCTTCACGGTCTATCATATTGCCGATTATTTCATAATTTGCTTGTAATAAATTTAGATTTCTATTGCCTGCTAAGTATTCATCTAAGCCTTGTTGTAAAACAACTGTGTTTAAAACATTATCTTTCATAAGTCCACTAGCAGCACCAGATGCAATGTTAAATGCTAAAGACCTAGAGGTATCTTTAAGTATTTCATTTTGTTCCTCTTTAATATCAAGTATATCTTTTTGTCTTTGTATTTCTTGTTGTTTTTGGTCAAATTGACGTTTTATTTCAGCAGCTTGTGCTTCAGCACGATATTGAGCAGCTTGTGCTTGCCCTTGTCGTATTGCTGTCAATGCTTGAAATCCTGAAGTTGCGGCTAACGCCATAACTGCTTTTGACATTTATCCTCCTGTACTCACCTTATAATCCATACCCAATAAGTGTAGTTTTAAAGGTGCAGATTGTCCAATAGTTATCTGACCTGTTAAACTAAATCCTAGTATACCATGTAAAGTTTTTGTTCCTGTAAACTCAGGCACGGCAACATCTAAGTTAGATGTACCAAAGGTACGGATCGGTATGGTATTACCATTAATCGTTAAATTTTGTGTTTCATTTAAAAACGCATTGACTTCTAACACACGTTTTTTAAAACCTCTCAGCGAAGCATATCCTTGTATGCTTGGTTCAATCGGTAGTGTTTTTATAGTCACTGTATAATCAAGCCCTGCTTGATAAGAAGTAGAGGTTGCACTGTCAAAAGTAATAGCACTAGATCCTGCTGTAACATCGGCTTGCATCACCCCGTCACCAATGACTTTAACTGTTTTTTGATTTAAATGTCCTGAGCTATGACTAGATGCTGCACCACCAGATACTCCACTATCTAAAGTAAAATCTTCATCAAACAGTTCAATGTAGTATTTATTTGCACTGTTAATGGTGCGTTTAACAGCAACATATTGGTCGCTAACTACAGTAGCTACATTTAAAAATAAACCATCTGTAGTAAATTGAGTGGCTGCTACAATGTTTTGGTCTTTGAGTAAAGTGTACACTGCTGCTGAACCATCATTATTGACCACAACCAAACGGTCACCTTCGTCAGTAGATGTTGCCCTTCGTATCGACATGTCAACAGGTGTGCTAAGTAAATGACTTGATAAGAGTGATATTTGTGATGTTAAATATCCATCACCTCCACGGTCATAAATAAATTCATTAAGTGCTTTGCCTTGACGTTGCACATAAATCGTACTTCCTGTGATGTTTTGTACTCGTATATTTTCTTTACTGCCATGACTAGATTGAATTTTGGCAATAAAATTACTAGGAGTGAGTGGATCACTAAAGTCTTGTGGTGCAAAAAATTCACCACCTGTAGTAAAGATTTGTAAGTAGTTGGCACTAAGTATATCAGTTATGGTATTTAGCTGATTAGTATCTAAAGTTGCAACAAAACCATCATCATCTAAACCTTCGCCTGGGTTAAAATCAAAAAAAGCATTAACCCTAGATGCAAAAATAGTAGATGGTCTTGATTTACTACCACCAAAAAATAACCGTCCTTGGTGAAAAGTAGCCGTCCTTGGAAAACCTTTGCTGCTACTAAACGTATCTTCATAACCTGTTTCTAGCTCCCAATCACCACTAGCGATAGCATCGGTACTAAAAAATGGTATTTCAACATGTGCTTTTAAAACTGTTGCACTTGTGCGTTCAACAATTCTTGCTCGTCCAAATTTATTACCACCTTTAACATTAATAAACTGATTGACATGTGATGTCGTAAATACAGATCCTGACGATGCAGTTAAGGTTATATTACCTGTAGTTGCACTTGGAGTCAGTGTACCTGCACTTGATACATCAGTTGATGTAGATAACGTAAAAGCATGTTGTGGATTAAAGGTAAAAGTTACATCAGCAATCGTCCATGCAGTATCAGAAGTACGTGTAATCTTTTTAGGTGCCATGTCTTCTTGTACGACAATTAAAGTATCAGCACTTTGTACCCAACACATTTCATTAAGCATCGCAGAGGTAATAGTAGTTGTCAGATAATTATTACCACTACCTGCAATGTTGGTTTGTAATACACCATTTTTAATGACATACATACGCAGATTTGTAAATGCTAATAAATAAGCATCAGAAGTATTAAATTCAAATGATACCAAGCGTATACCATTTTCAGGACTACCACCGAGTTCCGTAATAAATTTTAAACCAGGTCTGCGTTTGACACCACCTTGTGGTAAAACCACAACATTAAGAGCAGTGGTTAATCCTGTATCATAGGCTTTTATATCATCTCTTGAAATCAGTTTGGGGTCTAGTTCACCTGACGTAAAACTATTTTGAATATCAATAACCCTTGACATTATCGTACCTCAATTAAATCAAATGAGTTATTTCCTAATGTTTGGTTACGTTGTCCTTGTGCATCAGCTTGTGTACATTGTCTAAATAAACCACCCCTCCCGTTTTCAGAAGGGCTTCCAAAAGCTAAAACTCTAAAATAATCTGCTTTGGTTATTTGATCGGTCAATGGTTCGGCAAAGTCCGCAGCCAGTGCGTGACGTAGCATATAAACAAAAAACTCTGGAAATCTTGATTCATCTATATCAGCAACATAATCAATATACACTGCTGTGTAATCTGTTAATAACCTTTGTTGATCGATATAATATAATTCAAATTCTTGTGATTGTCTTGCTCCTGCTGTTGAATCTTCAAATACAGCTTTGGGTGTACCAATCATGTCAGCAGGTAGTGCGTAAGCATACAACCATTCTGTGGTTGGCGTGTCACTAATCCTTGCTAGTTGTACTTTCTTTTTAGCAAACGACCAAGGATAAATTGATAAGATATACTTTTTTAAGTCATCGTAAAGTCGGTCACAAATCTTTGCTGAGTCTGTGCCTTCAGTAAATGAGGTCATCTCAGCCGCACCTAACATTAAGAGTGCATCATTACATATTGTTAATTTTGTATCTCCGACTGCCATACCATCTCCTTAAAAAAGTATGCCCTGCCGAAACAGGGCAACTTTGTTTAGTCAGAATCAGAAACTGCTCCGATTGTTGTACCATCACTGATGTCAACGACACCAGATGCATTAGATACCACAATGTGCATTGTTACTGTTCTTGTTCCGCCTGTTGAACCGTGGACCATAATCATATCACCTACTTTCAAGGTATCTGAAAGAGTGTTGAAGTAGCCACTAGCATCAACGGCAGTGTGTGCATCGGTAGTTGTGTAGACATATAATGCAGGTAAATCTCCTGATCTACCTTGTCCCGCTAACGCACCGAATCCATCAGTTGAATAAGCCATTAGTTACCTCCTATGATTCACGACATGTGATTTCAACAATACCGTTGGTATCAATACCAACAGCCCCAGCAGAAAACATTGAGTTCACTAAGAACGATGCTTTTTCAGCAATGTAATTAATCTCTGTTTTCTTGTCCATGTTTAGAGCAAGCCCTGTTGAGCTTTGATGCCATGCTAAACATGTTCTGTCAGACGAACCATCAATAGCAAGCCCACCTTCATCTCTATCACCAATAGCAATGAATTTGAACCCTAAGAATGAATCAACAGTACCTTGAGCTAATGCTTTAGTGGTGTTGACATCAATAGTTTTCACATCGCTGTCGTCTAGGAAAGCTGCCATGTTGTTTGAATGACATAAGAAAAAACGACCTTCAGCAGGTACGTTCTTTTGATCCATTAACTTTTTAGCTTCTAATACTTTATCAACATTTAAGTTAGTGTTAGAGCCACCAATCGAGTTGGCTACAGTTAATGATGTGCCTGCTCCATCAATCGCATCGATTACAAGTTGGTCCATTCTACGACCAATCGCCATTGATAAAGCCTTCACAAGTTCTGCTCTTTCGTCAAAGAGAACTTTGCCGCTTGTGAATATATCTGAATATTCAGCAGCGTTGTAATCCGACATAGTAGCGGTTACTTGTGAGTGTGCTAAGTTTAACGGTGTTACATCAGATTGTGGAATATGTAAGTTCGCTACACCTGAACCTAACTTGTTAAACTTATATGTGTTACCTTGTACGCCTGCTCTCTCCCTAACAGTACCTGCTAATACACGATCAGACTGGTATGCTTGTTTG